AAGAATCCAGCCGCCTAAAACTGGCGATGACCGAAAGCAAACAGAGTTTTGAAGCCTTCGGGCGCGAACTCTTGTCGACCGCAATGCCGGCGCTGGAAGGTCTATTTTCCATGATGAAGGACTTTGGCGCCTGGATGCGCGAAAACAAGGAATTCGTCAACGCCTTCCTGACCATCATTGCCGTCGGCCTGGGCGCCATCGCAGCGGCCACGATTCCTATTAACCTGACGGTCGTCGCTGTGCTGGCGCTGGCCGCCGCAATCGTGGCACTGTGGCAGGATTACCAAACATGGAAGCGGGGCGGCGACAGCTTCATTGATTGGAGCAAGTGGGAACCCGGATTTACCGCCGCCGGCAAGGCCATCAAGTGGCTAAAAGACTTGCTGGGGGATATGGTCTATCGCGCCATCGCGGCGGCGGACGTGTTGTCGGCCGTGTTTGAACGCGATTGGAAGCGGGCCAAGTTCGCTGCCGGCGAATTTATGAGCGGCACTGGCAAGAAGTACGGCGAAGAGGAACCGAAGCCAGCGCCCGTCACACCAGCGCCAGCCGCACCGGCCGCCAAGCCTGGCGCAACCGCGCCGAACGCGGCCCCGGGCACTGGCAAGAAGTACGGCGAAGAGGAACCGAAGCCAGCGCCCGTCACACCAGCGCCAGCCGCACCGGCCGCCAAGCCTGGCGCAACCGCGCCGAACGCGGCCCCGGGCACTGGCAATTCCAAGGCGAAGGCCGGCGGCGTTGAACAAGAGCGCCAGGCAATGGAATTCTTCCAGCGCCAGGGGTGGACCAAAGAACAGGCCGCGGGCCTGGCCGCCAATATCAAGCGGGAATCGTCCTTTGACCCGAACGCGGTCGGGGACAACGGCAAGGCTTACGGCATTGCACAATGGCACCCTGACCGGCAAGCGGAATTCAAAAAGCGTTTTGGCAAGGACATTCAGGGGTCGACCCTTGATGAACAAATGGCCTTCATGCACTACGAATTGACCGAAGGCAAGGAAAGCAAAGCGGGCGCCAAGTTGCGCCAAACCAAGAGCGCCGAAGAAGCCGCCGCGGCCGTATCGACGCATTATGAGCGCCCGGCGGACAAGGAAGGCGAAGCGGCCAAACGCGGCCAGCTTGCCGCCGCTATGCTCAAAACCGCCCCCGCCGCGGCTCCGGTTGCTGTGGCCGCCAATGAACCGCCGAAGACCTACGCCGAGCGACGCGAAGCGGCAGGCGTCCCCACGCCCCCGCCAGCCCCCGCCGCGGCCCCGAAATCGGGCAAACTGTATTCCGCACAGCCTGGCCCCCTGGCGGCCCTTGGCGGCGTTCCTGGGGCGTCTCAGGCGGCCCAAGGTGCAGGCGCCGCGCAAGTCGCCATGGCAAACGCTCCGGCCCCCGCGCAAGAGGTATCCAAGAGCGTGGAAACCCACATTGGCGAAGTGAAGGTCTACACGGCGGCCACGGACGCAAAGGGGATTGCCAACGATATGGGCAAGAGCCTTGATTACCTATTCACTGCGCAAGCAAATTACGGGTTGACCTGATATGGCGCTGATTCCGTTCCCTGACGTTCCAAAGTTTCCGGGCGTACCGGCGTTGCCCCGGTCCCCGAAGTTTCCGCCCTTGGTCCGTTCGGGGCTTGGGCTGGTACAGGGCATGCTTTGGCGCGTGTTCCAAGTGCAAACCCGCTGGGGCATCTTTGACAGCAAGGGCAAGCCGCTGGGCGACCCGGCCAAATTCACGGGGCTGATTGGTAACGCACTTGACGCCGCCGGCCTGGGCTCTACGCTTTCCACCAATTCCGTCGACTACTCCAAGGAAACGAAGGTAAGCGACTTCCCGATTGAGCAAGGCAGCTTCGCCAGCTACAACAAGGTCGAAACCCCGGCGTCGCCTATCGTCACGCTCTGTTTGACGGGCAGCGAAAACAACCGACGCACATTCTTGGAAGCCATCGACAAGGCGGTCAAATCGACGGACCTTTATAGCGTGGTCACGCCGGAAGTAACTTACATCGACTACAGCATTGAGCGATACAACTACAGCCGCCGGAATTCCAAGGGCGCGACCCTGCTGATTGTGGAAATCACCTTGAAGGAGATTCGCCAAGTATCGTCGCAATATACCCAATCGAACAAGGGCCAGGTCGATGCGCCGAAAGATGCCGGCGCCACGCCGACCACGGATAACGGCAAGGTTCAAGCCAAGATCCCGGACACGTCGACCCTCAAGGCCATTGCCAACAAATTGCCCGCCCTGGCGGACAAGGCGACTTCATACCTTCAAGGATTGGTGAACTGATGCAAACCATACCGTTACAGCCCGTGCCGGCGCAAGTGAGCAAGGTCGTTTTGGGCGGCCAGAATTGCCAAATCAACATTTACCAGAAGCCGCAAGGCGTCTTCGTGGATATCACGGCGGACGACTTAGAAATCATCGTCGGGACCATCGCCCGAGATATTGCGCCGCTTGTGTCCCGCGAATATACCGGCTTCCTCGGAAACTTTCTTTTTATTGATACTCAGGGCAACAGCGACCCCAGCTATGCCGGCTTCGGCTCCCGCTTTTCCTTGGTCTATTTGACGGCGGAAGAATATGCCCTCATTCAGTAATAAGAAGCAGTTGCGCTTCGTTATCACGCTGGGGACTGGCAAGTTCGGTTCCAGCAATAACGACACGGTCACGCTTCAAGGCTTCCGGGCAATCGCGGAGATTGACAAGGCCGGAGGCATGATGATGGGCACGCTAAAGGCCAAAATTTACGGCGTGAAGCAAGCGGACATGAACAGTGTTACGACGCTGCAATGGAAGCCGCAGACGTGGATACCGAACACGGTCGAAGTGTTCGCCATTGACGGAACCGCCGAAACGCTGATTTTCGCCGGCAACATCGTCAACGCCTGGGCGGATTATCAGGGCATGCCCGACGTATTCCTTCACATTCAAGCGCAAGCGGCATTCTTTAACGCCTTGAAGGCTATCCCGCCGCGGAGTTTCAAGGGGCCGATTGATACCCCCAGCGTCATGGCGCAAATTGCGGCCGACCTGGGCTACACGTTTGAAAACAACGGCGTCACCACGCAATTGACCGACCTATATTTGCCCAATACCGGCTTGGAGCAAGCCAAAGACCTGGCGCGGGCCGCCGGTTGCGACCTATACCTTGACGACAAAGTATTGGCGATCACTCCGCCGAACGTACCCCGCAAGGCGCTGATTCCGGTTATTTCGCCGTCGTCCGGGCTTATCGGCTATCCGACCTTCGATGGTGTGGGCGTCAATTTTCAAGCCCTGTTCAATCCTGGCGTAACCTTCGGCGGCTCCATCAAATTGGAAACGGACGTGCAACAGGCCGCGGGAGAATGGATCGTCACATCGGTCGCGCATCGGCTAGAATCAGAAAAGCCCGGCGGTGCCTGGTATTCGACAATCAGAGGAAACGCTAATGGCCTCGCCGTCACAAGATAAAGAGCTTCCGACTGGTCAATTAAAACCCTCAAGCACTTGGGGCGAGTTCAACAATATTGCGTTTGCGGTGCAACAGGCCATAGGTAAATTGCAAACTGCAACGCTAGTCAAAGTTGAAAAATGCACAAATGCGGGCGGTCTGGAACCCGTGGGCTTTGTTGATATCACGCCGCTGGTCAACCAACTTGACGCCGCCGGCAATCCGACTCCGCACGTTACTATTTTTAACGTACCGTATTTCCGGCTTCAAGGCGGGAAAAATGCAATCATCATTGACCCGGAGCCCGGCGACATTGGCGTCGCGGTCTTCGCATCCCGTGACATTACGAAGGTCAAGGCCACGAAGGCGGCGGCGAATCCGGGCAGCTTCCGGCAATACAGCTTTGCCGATGGGCTCTATTTGGGCGGCATGCTCAATGCCGTGCCGGAGCAATATGTACAATTCAGCACGGCAGGTATTAGGGTTCATTCTCCGGTCCTAATCAAACTTGACGCGCCCGACATTCAATTGATTTCGGACACGGTCGAAATACAAACCGGCATAATGACCGTGACCGCCATAGATGTGAATATCACGGCTGATGCCATTTCAATGAATGCCGGCTCGGCCGGCTCGACAACGATAAACAGCCCTGATATCCAATTAAATGGTGATGTTTTTATTTCAGGCTCTCTTCGTGTGGCAGGCGGCATTAGTTCAGGAGATAGTGCATATTCGTTAGGTCAGCTAACTAGCGTTGTCGGAATGACAGGATAAAATCATGCGATTTAATACACTTTTGCTTGACCGAACCGCGTGGGATTTGATTCTCGATAGTTCGGGCAATATCGCCATGGCAGAACCGCCCTATGCTCTGGCACAAGATGTCGCAAGCGCCGTGCGGCTATTCTTCGGTGAACTTTGGTACAATGGGGGAAAAGGTATCCCGTATTGGGAAGAAGTTCTAGGGCATCTTCCGCCTATGTCATTACTGACCGGATTGATTGAAAAATCAGCATTAGGCGTGCCGGGAGTAACATCCGCGCAGTGCATGATTACATCATTCGATTCCCGAGAAATTGCCGGCGAAATTCGATTTTTAGACGAAGAGAGCGTTTCAAATGTCATATACTTCTAGCGTTCCGAAAATCGTATTTACGCCCGCCGGCCTGACCATTCCGACCGAAGTGGCGGTGCTTGCAGGCGTCCAAACTGACATGGACGCGGCATTCGGCGGCGGCCTAAATCCGGCGCTTGAGACTCCACAAGGGCAACTAGCGTCGAGCCAAACCGCCATCATCGGCGATAAGAACAACGAAATTGCGCTTGTCACGAATCAAGTCGACCCGCAATATTCTGACGGTCGATTTCAGGATGCCATTGGGCGGATTTACTTCCTGACCCGCAAGCCGGCCACGGCGACTTCGGTAACGGTCACGCTTGGTGGTACGCCTGGCACGGTCATTCCTGCCGGAACCTTCGCGCAGGATACCAATGGCAATACCTACGCTAATACCGGAACCGTCACAATAGGCGTCGGCGGGACTGTTACCGCAGAATTCCAGAATTTGACGACTGGTCCAATTCCATGCGCGGCATCAACGTTGATTCAGGTTTATCAAGCGATTGCCGGATGGGATACGATTACCAACGATGCGGCCGGGACTATCGGCCACGATGTTGAAACGCGGGCCGACTTCGAGCAGCGCCGTAAAAATTCGGTATCCATGAACGGACGCAGCACGCCCCAAGCTATTTACGGGGCAGTTTTCAACGTCGCCGACGTGCTTGATGTCTACGTTCTGGACAATCCCACAAATGCTACGGTAAATAAAGGGTCGACGAATTATCCCGTCCTCCCTCACTCCGTTTATGTGGCCGTAGTGGGCGGCGATGACGCGGCGGTTGCTGCGGCTATTTGGAGCAAAAAGGATGTCGGTTGCGATTACAACGGTAATACGACCGTAACAATTACGGATACTAGCGGGTATAGCTACCCATACCCTACTTACGCGCTGAAATTCGAACGCCCAATTCCTCTGGCTATTAAATTCGCCATCAGCATCGTAAACGATCCCCTGTTGCCGATCAATGTGGTTGACCTTATCAAGAATGCCGTTATCGCCCGCTTTAATGGTACGGACGGGACGGTACGGGAGCGGATCGGGTCCATGATCCTTTCCAGCCGGTACTATGGCGCAGTAGCAGCGGCTGCGCAGAATATGGCGGTTTTGAGTGTATTGCTGGGCACAGTAACGCCCACATTGACGCAAGTCATGGTTGGCATTGACCAGCGACCCACGTTGACGGCCGCTGACATTACTGTGACTCTGGTCTGATTATGCTAAACGTCGAACAAACGATCATTAGTCAGTATGGGAATTCGGCAACGATAACCCAACTCATTTTAAATATGAATGAGTACATCGACCCGCGAATTGACATCGACAATTTTTATAATTACGTCTGGAATGTTGAAACAGCGCAGGGATTCGGGCTTGATATTTGGGGGCGAATCGTTCAAATCGACCGCATGATAAATGTCCCGGTCGATACGCCGAATCCCGGAGGGCTACCATTTACGCCAGGCGTATATTCCATGAGCGATGATGAATATCGCCATGTGATTTTAATCAAGGCACTCGCCAATATTACCAATTGTACGGCCGGCAATCTGAATCAACTTTTACAAAAACTGTTCGCCACACGGGGCCGCTGCTACGCCCTGGACATGGGCGGCATGACAATGCGGCTTACGTTTGAGTTTTGGTTGAAGCCTTACGAGTATGTTATCCTCACGACGACGGGCGTTTCCCCTAGACCGGCCGGCGTATTGGGTAACGTTTTTCAGGTCGACGTGCCGACGACCTTTGGTTTTGCCGAGTCCATCCATTTACAGCCCTTTGACCAAGGTAGCTTTTACGTAGCGAGTTGATACCATGCCGACCCCTTTGACACGCCCGACAAACTACGCGCTACCGTTCGCCAATGGTGGGGCCAAAAATATAATCCCCATAGCGGCCACAGGGACCGGCAAAGCCTCATTTACTGAAGGTTTCCCGCCAGTCACCATGATGCCGCTCAGTTCTGGGGGTATCCCGCCCGAAGGTAAAGATTTCAATGGTATTTTGTTCGACATTACCGCTCACACGATTTGGGTAAATTCCGGCGGTCAATATCAATTTGACGCGGCCCTGGCGACCGCCATTGGTGGCTATCCGGCGGGAATGGTGCTTCAGAACAACGCCGGGACCGCTAGCTATGTGAGCGCGGTCAACAGCAATTCGGTCGACTTCAATGCGACCCCGAGTTCCATCGGGGTCCAGTGGCTACCTTATGCGGGAAAAGCCTTCTCCGCGTTGACCAAGGCGGTCACGGGTGGCGCGGTAACGCTGACGGCAACCGAGTCGTCGAGCCGGTTCATCACATTGACCGGAGTGCTTGCTAGCAACCTAACACTCAATTTCCCGGCCGAATTGGGCTGGTGGCAGATCATCAATAACACGACCGGCGCGTTCACTGTCACGGTCAAGCCGACCGCCGGAACCGGGATTCTGATCCGCCAGGGGTCGTCCGATTGCGTTGTCAGTAATGGCGCTACCATGCGCTATATGGCGAACGACGGCATTACGATGCCATTCGGGGACGCGACAAAGGCTTTCGCCACGACGGAATTTATCCAAGCGGCACTTGATGGATATTACGTCGACAGCGGGGTTGTCGATAACGCATATATCATAACACCATCACCAGCACTTGCCGCATTGGTTCACGGCAAATCATTTAAGATGCGAACGACTCGAAGCAATACCGGGGCGGCCACACTGAACGTTAACGGACTTGGTGCGAAGCCTCTTGTTATTGAGACTACCGCCGCCGCCGCCGCTGGCGATATTCACGGGACATTTACTGTTACTTATGACGCTACAATTAGCGGGGGTTCATGGATTATGCACGGCTTGGCGTTTTCAGAATTCGGGCCGCTTGCGAAAATGGGTATCGGGTACGGTTTGGAAAACGATGGTGCCAACAATTTGCGTATCATTCCGCCCATGCTGTATTTTATGGGTCAACTTTCATAGAAGGGGTAAACAATGGCATCCGGTCTTTTAGGCAAAGCCGATTTGACGGCGGCGACTGATACGCTACTATTTACGGCAACCGCGTTGCAAACCGTGAATATTCGGTTTGCAAATCGAAACGCATCGGCCGTAAAAGTTCGTGTCGCAATCGGTACGGGCGCGTCCCCGGCGGTTGCCGACTATGTCGATTATGACGTAGCTATTTTAGCTAACGGTATTTTGGAAGATATGGGGCTGGTCATTTCCAGCGGTGAAAAAATTTGGGCACGGTCTGATACAGCAAACGTATCGGTTCGGGCGCACGGGGTGTAATTATGGGACAAGTATCGACTAGCGCACAGCAACAGATTAGCCCGACCCTAAATTTGAGCGGCACTTTTGCGACTAAAGTTGATCCGCCTGGATACTTGGGCGAATTTGGTTCAGGTCTATGGCAAGTCTTTCAATCTAGTGGAACTTTTACTGTACCTGCCGGGGTATCAAGCATCCGTGTCCGCGTGGTTGGCGGCGGCGGCGGCGGTCGAGCAGCAGGCGCTGGCGGCGGCGGCGGCGGTTACGCTCATGGCGTATTTGCCGTTACTCCTGGTGCTGATCATAGCGTAACCGTCGGCGCCGGGGGTAATGCAGGTGCTGGCGGAACTACGTCGTTCGGGGCTTTAATTTCTGCGACCGGCGGCGCATATAGTTCAGGTACGGCGTCGGCCGCTGGCGGCACAGGAACCGGCGGCGATTTTCAAGCATCTGGCGGCGCTTCTGGCGCCAATGCTGGTTCGGGTGGCGGTGGTGCTGGTTCGCAACTTGGTGCGGGTGGGGCTACATCGCCAAGCGGTGGCAGCGGCGGCGGCGGCGTTGGTGGTGGTCGCACAATTGGCGCAGGGTCTGGTGGTGGAAGTCCGTTCGGCAACGCAACGTCAACAAGCGGCGGGCCTGACGTTATCGGCGGAATTTCCGCAACTGGTGTTGCTGGTGCAACAAATCCGATCACTGCCGTAATCCGATTCCCATTTGACGGCTTTACAGGCGGCGGTGGTGGTGGCTCAACGACAGCAAACGGCGCCGCTGGTGGTATTGGCGCAGGCGGCGGCGGGGCATCGGCAGCTAGTACCGTTACGGCCGGCGACGGCGGCGTAGGCGGGGGCGGCGGTGGCACCAATTACACGACCGGCACGGTCGGCGGTAAGGGCGGCATCGGCGCAGGCGGCGGCGGCCTTGGTGGCACCGGCGCAGCGGGCACAGGTGGCGGCGGTATCGTTATTGTTGAATGGTAATCTAGGAGAAATTACAATGACCAACTTTGCCCGAATAATCGATAATGTGGCCGTCGACGTGAGCGCCGACCCGCACAATAGCTTTCACCCTGACATTGCCGTGGAATTCGTGGCGGTCCCGGACAATGTGGCGCCAGGCTGGGTGAAGGGCGCCGACGGGAAATGGAGCGCCCCGGCGCCGGCCCCCGCGCCCGTCCCGGCGGTCACATATCCCAAGGTCGGCCCAATTCATTTCCAAATGCTTTTCACGCCCGAAGAAGCCATTACGGCGGACGGCCTCAAGGCGACCGACAAGGTGCTGGCGTCATTCTGGAAACTGGTCGATGACCCGCGAACGGATACCATCGACCTGGGGCTGGAATCGGTGCAAAACGCCATCGAATACACCTTGAGCGTCGTTAAGCACGCCGGGGTCGACGTCGATGTTCCTGCACGCAAGGCCGCCATTCTCTCCGGCGTGCTGAAATGAAGCACAGGGCCGCACTCCTAGCCCTGTGGGCGCTTTGCCAGCTTGCCCATGTGGTTGCGGCCCTGTGGATGCTTTGCGCCATCCTGGCGGGCTCTCCGCGGGCCTGGCGCCTGGCCGTGTCCTACGACCAGTTAGCCAATACAGCTTTTGGCGGGGACGAAGACGAAACAATCAGTAGCAGGGCGTATAAGGCGGCCACACGGGGCCGGCGCTGGGGTTGCATTCTTTGCAAGCTACTCGACAAAATTCAGCCGAATCATTGCCGGCAATCGGTTGAGCCCGACGAAGGGGACAAAATGCCAGCCAATTTCAAACCCGAGTGGACGCCATGCCAGAAGAAAAACCAGCGTGCAGCGGCAGCATTGACCATTGCCCACAAGTCCAACAAGCCGCGGAAGACGCCGTGCGCAAAGTCTTTGCCATCCTGGGGGTCGACGTAGACGTCCCCAAGGAAGTTGAAGAGTTCCGCGAAAATCTCCGGTTCGGGGCATCCATGCGCCGGGCCGCCGACAAAGGCATGTTGACGATTATCGGCGTGCTTGCAACCGCCATGCTGGCCGCACTATGGGCCGGCATCGTTTCCAAAATCACGGGGAGCCATTAATCATGAAACCTATTTGCCGCCATCGTTCGCTTTTCCTCTTCGGGGGCACCATTCTTGCGGCGGCCCTCTCCTACCACACTGACCCGGACGCCCACGGCTTGTCGACCATCCTGGGCGGCCTGGCGATCATTCAAGGCATTTGGGCTGTGACTGCCGCCCACATGGGCCGTAAAGCCCTGACCGATTACCCGGAAGCCGACCAGCGCCGGTTATTCGCCAAAGCCGGGGAAAGCCCCGTCGGCGCCGGCCTGGCTCTCATTGCCTTGGCAATCGTGTTCGTCGGCCTTCTGCTGGTCTTCGCGCCCCGTGCCCATGCCGATACCCTGCCGGCCGGCTTCCACACGTATGGCGCCACGTTGCGGGCCGAACAGCGGCAATTCTGGCCCGACCATCCTGACCCCGCGGCGTTGGCCGCCCTGGTTGAGCAAGAATCGTGTGTGTCGCTCAAATCCCCCAAATGCTGGAACCCTGGCGCCAGGCTCAAGACTGACCGCGAAGAGGGCGCCGGCATGGGCCAAATCACGCGGGCTTACCGCGCCGACGGTTCCCTTCGCTTTGACAGCCTGGCGGGGCTTCGGGGCCAGTACGGCGCGGAGCTTGCGGGCTGGTCCTGGGATAACGTCTATCAACGCCCCGACCTGCAATTGCGGGCCGTGGTACTCATGAGCCGCGACGCGGCCCGTCCCTTTCGTGGGGCTCCGGGCTGGTTGCACTTCGGGGACGCTGGATATAACGGCGGGGTCGCCGGGGTTCAAAAAGAGCGCCGGGCCTGCAAGCTGTCCGCCGGGTGTGACCCTTCCCAATGGTTCGGCCATGTGGCCGCGCATTGCCTCAAGTCCCGGCAACCCCTCTACGGCGGCCGGAACGCATGCGACATTAACCGGGAACACGTCCACAATGTCTTTTTGGTCCGCCGGGCCAAGTACGTCGGGGCTATGTCATGAACCGGCTTGTCGGCATGATTACCGGGAATCCGACCCTTTTGCTGTGGCTTGCGCTGGGCTCTTTTGCCTTGGGCTTGGCTTCTGGTGCGGGCGGCGCGTGGACCGTGCAGGGCTGGCGCCTTGACGCTGTGCAAGCCAAGTTCGACGGCTTTGTAGCCACAACGAAGGCGGAAGGGGAAGCCGCCAAGAAGCTGGCGGACGCCCAAGCGGCCGAAGACAAACGGAAAAAGGAGAGTTCCGACCATGAATATCAAACAACTATTGCCAGCCTTCGCGCTGACGTTAAGCGCATGCGCGACGACCGTGCCCGTGCCAGTTTCGTGCCCGCCGCCCCCGCCGATTCCCGAAGTCCTGACCTCGCCTGTTTCGACCGGGCCGAGCTTGACGGAGCGTTACGACGCCTTGATGCGGGAATTTCTGGACTCATTGAAGAAGGCGACGCGGGCGCCGTAGGGCTTAACGTTGCCCGTTCGTGGGCGTCCGGCATTCGCGGCGGTATGTCCCTTGGTAGTCCGGCCAAAAGCCAGCCTTGACCATTTCGCAATAGTGGGCCTGTTCGGCTTGCTGGTCTTCGTAATCCATGTGACCAGCAAGCCCAAACAACAGCACCAGCGCCGCCAGAATCGCGGCAATTCGGTAACGGCTCATAGTTCCACCCTGTCCAAAAATAAACGGTAAGCGGCTTGCATGGCTGCAACCCCGCGGCCGTTCGCCTGGAAGGTCTTGACCATTTCCGACGCCAAGTCGGGGGGCAGTTGGTCCGGCAAACGCCCTTGGCCGTAACGGTGCGGCATGACCGGCAACGCTTCGGCTTCAATCTTGGCGACCCGCGCAATAGCTCGCTTGATGTTCTTGCGGCACTCCGGCGGCTCCGGGTCGTTCGTGTCCCAAGTAAGCCCGCACGGGGCGCAAATCATCTGGTCGCCGTACTGGCGGGCCTGGCAATCATGACGTTTTGGCATTCTTCTTCCACTCCTTGTACCAAGGGGCCATGTAGATTGCGGAGCGGGTCAAGCCAACCTTTTGCGCGGCGGCGTAGGGGGTCAAGCCCTTTTCCGTAACCAGCTTGCGGGCCTTCTTCATTGCTTCGGATTCTTTGGCGGCCATTATTCAGCCCCCAACAGTTCGACAAGGCCCTGCAGCGTGTGGCCGGCTTTCTTAATATCCAGCATGCCGCCCTTGTCTTGCTCCCGGGCCAGGTAGGCAATGGCCGTGCCCTTCATGTACCCGCGGAACTCTTCGGGCGTGAGCCAGCGGCGCAAGACTTCCCACGGCTGATAGGCGCCCAACTTCTTGTAATGGTCCCCGCCCTCTTGCACGTCAAGCGCCGACAAATGTTCGGCCACGGT